CCTGATTACGAATGCTGTTAATGTCATTGACATTAGTAACACCAGTTGTGCTGTTAGTAGCAGTGGTGGTGCTTAATGTGCTGTTTAGAATCTGATCTGCAGTAAAGGCAAGATCAGGTGGAATGTGAAGAGACTCTGCACGAATACCGATTAGAATACCACGATCATCCTGTGCTTTGGAGATAGTGATAAGAGCAGATTCGAGAGATGCTTCTGAAAGATCGGTAGCGTCAAGATCATTGTCTTGAACACCACCATCAATGACTGGATGGTTGTCACTGAATAGTGGCTGACCATCACCACCAAGATAAGCATTGCTAAAGCCGTTATTGAAAACGTCTGCAGCTTTTACCTGCTTGGTGTTTGCCATTGAACGAGCAAGACCACGTGCACGTAGTTTGGCAAATGTGTCATAGAGGTTGTCTTCCATTGCCTCTTCTGTAATTGAGAAGGCTAGACTGATTGTCTCGTGTGTGTAACGAGCAGTGTAGCTTTCTTGTGCGTCATCATACTGGACAGCAGCACCTTCACTCTTAACAGGTGCAGAACCAAATCCAGTAAATAGAACTTCTTCCTCAAATGCACGATCTGAATTTTCAATATCGAATAGAGGTGCATGTTCATTATCAACATCACCATACTCAAGACCGAAAACGGCATTTAGACCGGGAAGAAGCTCTTTAGCAATACTAGCGCGATTAATAGCCATTATTAATTACTCCTTTCCCTTACTTAGTTTACTGAAGCATCAGCAGAGATATATGCATCCACATGCTTCAAGATACGAACTTCCAGCTTGGGGAAGGCACGCTCTGTAGCAACAGCAATGTCATTACCCGGTACATCAAGAACTGCAATTGCACGAAGCATTGCATTTCCTGTTGTACGAGTGCTGGCTTTAATTCCAAATCCTGACTTGCCAGTAAAGGTAGAACCTGCACCAAGTGTAACATTAAAGTTTTGTGAATTGATATCTCCAGCAGAAACTGTTGCGTCTGCCTGAACAATAAATGTTGCCTGTGGATTATCAACAACAGCAGCATATGCTTCTGTTACTGAAGTATTAGCTGGCCAGTAAGTTGACCAGCTTGGTTCACCATTAGCAACATAACGGCAACCCATGAAAACACCCATGGCTTTCTGAGTTGTAGTAGTTAGAACTTCAATATTCCCAGCATTGTTAACGACGATATCACCAGTAAAAATGTTAGTGTTATAGGCACTCGCAATTGGATAGTCATTTGTGGCTTTGCTGTTTGGTGCACCACCACGAATGCGGGAAGGAGTAAGTCCATTTAGTGTCTTAGTAGTAGTCATAACACTATGTTCCTTTCCTTGTTAAATACATTGACAAACAGGAAAACAAACTAATCTTGAAAAGACGCTCGCCGTCCTGTTGTAATTTTTGATCGACTAGAGTTAGAGATAGGCATACGAGAATCAGAGCTGTTCATTAGCTGCATGTTAACAGCTTGTACTGCCTCTCTACTCTTGTTTTCATAAAACTCTTGACGAGATTCAGCTAGGTCAGTAGGCATTTTGCCTAAAGCCAAGTCTCCACGACAGACCGCTCCTGCATATCGTCCTTCTTCCCTCACGACGGAAGATATAAGCATTTCAGGAACTTCTTCCTGACTGACTAATTCCCAACCTTCGGCTAAACGCTTGCCAATGTTTTGAATGTCGTCTTGTCCCTTCAAAGTAATTCGCAGCCAGCGAAGAGACATTCCTTCACTCTTAAAACGGTTGCGAACTGTGTCAGGAATATTTAACCAATTTGGTTCTTCAAAAACTCTACGAGTTTTATTTTCCCTCATGCTTGATTCTCGTGATGTTGTGTTTCGTGTCATTGTATTTGTCCTTCCTTATCCACGCTTAACTATAAACACTGGTGTATTCGCCATCAGCCTGTTCGACCTTTAGCTTTTCAGCAGCGTACTTTTCAAGTGGTATACCCCATTTATTTGCCAACCTTACATCCTCTTGAGTAAGTTTGACTTTATTGCTACTCTGAGAAGTTTTTGGTGTGCGTGACGCACCCGCTACCACTTGAGCAGAACTTGTAGTCGTGTCCTGCAAACGAGGTGTTTCAGGTTCAGAGTTAATATCCTGAAACTTGTGAGGATAACGCTGACGTAAACGATTGTCAACTTCCTCGTAAAAATCATCATCTGAAGGATCATAACCTTCACCCTTCAGTTCTTGGTCAATAGTAAGAGCAGCGGCAGTCATAATCTGATCCTGACCAAACCATGAATTTTTAGTTGCCCATTCTACTGCCTTTGGATCGTACTCTTGAGTCTGTTGTTGCTGTTGTGCAACTTGTGCTGCTCGCTGCCCATTTGACTCTAAAGCACGATTGTATTCTTCCCAAGCTGCCTTCTGCTGTTCAACACGATTTTTTTCTGCATAGGCTTTGCTCATGCTTTCTTGTGCTGTCAGCATTCCGTCAGTATCACCTGACTCAACGGCTTGCTTATATAACTGTTTAGCTGCTTCAATATTTGACTCTAATTGACTCTCAGTACTGTCAATAGAATTTTTTAAACTTGAAGAAAGCTGTGTATCTCTTTCCTGTACAGCCGAACGTAGATTATTAATTTCACTACGTAGCTGTTGTAATTCTTCATCGCGTTCTTTACGCTGACGAATTAACTGTCTAATTCTTTTCTCTGCACCCTTGGTCTGAATACCGTCTAGTTCTTCAGGTTGTTCTTCTTCTTTTTCTTGCTTCTTCTCAACCTTCTTAACTTCTGGTGCAGCTTCTAATTCTTCTTCAACTTCAAACTCAACTTTAGGAGTTTTGTCCTCATCTGAATTTACGTCAACTGTTGACCATTCTTCACTCATTGATATATTTCCTTTTTCTCTTACCCGTTAGCAGCGAATCTAACGTATTGGTTTAATCTACCCGCTGTATTAGTATATTACAATAAATTATTATAAGATACAAATTTAATTTGAAAGATGATATGTAGGATCAAGTAGACTTGGTTTTTCAACTTTCATAATTACTTGATCATCAAAGATAAGAAGTAGCTTCATACCCTTGTACATAAACTTCTGTCCTGAATACTTTGCGTAACAAATATAGTCACCTACTTCACACCATGCTCCGTTAGGAAACTTGTCTTCGTCTTTGTAAGCTAAGTCACCTTTCTTTAAAACTTTAGCAACGGTAGTGAGGTAAGCTACATCGTCCTTTACTTTATCAGGTAGAATAATACCACCTTTTGTCTTCTGCTTTACTGCTACTGGAAGAACCAGTAGATGAAAGCCGGGAATGCTTGGCAAACTTTTAAGGTCTACCTTTACTGCACTCTCGTCTGTTACCCAATCAGCAGCATCAACTGCCTTATCCATTCGTACTGCTTGCATCTAGTCCATATCCTCCTCTTCATAGATACGTTGTTTTACAATGTGCTTGAGGCATTCAGTTGCCCATTCCACACCTTCAATCACACCCACTGCGTGACGATATTCATCGTAACTTGAAGCGTTACCATATGCAAGAGAATTTTTTAAGTCTAGTATTTTTTCTTCGTACTTTAAATTCAACTCATCCCAAAAGTTCAAAACCTATTATCCCCTACGTGCTTGTCCAATAAAGTTAGTTAACATGTCTGCTGCTTTCAGTGCCTTGTCCTTGTCAATGCTTGCTTCTGTCTTGGCAAGATCAATAAGAGCATCCAAAGCTGCAATTGCTTTCTTTGCATTACGATCCAGTTCTTTTTCTTCTTTTGCACTAGAAAGGTTAGCACCTTCTTTGAACATATTCAACTGAATTTCCATTTCCTTTAGATCAAGTTCACGGTTCTTATTAGCAGCAGTAGCAGCTTCCTTTGCCATCTGTGTTTGAACTTTCTGTTGCTCAACACCCAGACGCTGCTGTTCAATCTGAACCATCTGTGCTTCAGGTGTAGCTGCCATTTGCATCTGTGCTGCAGCTTGATTTGCCTGTGCCACCTGTTGTGCAGCAGCGGCAATAACCTGTTCCATAAGACGTGGGTCTTGTACGTCCACACCTGCAGCAGCAGCTTCAGGTCCGTACTGTGCAATCATTTCTTTTGACACACCACTAATCTGTTCCTGATACTTCATTATCATATGTTCCTGAATGTTTGCTTGCAGTACAGGAACAATACGCTGCATCATAGGATTAGCACCATTCATCGGGTCTTGAATGTACATGGTCTTTACCTGAATATGTGCGTCATGGTTCTGACCCATGAATGCCTGAATTGGCATACCTTTAACTGCAGCCTGAATATCACTGACAGGATCAAGAGGCATTGGTGAAGGCTTTTCAGGCATGATCTTGTCCAGATTAGGAATGTTTGCTGCCTGAAGAATTGTCTTGTTAAGTTCTTCCACATTGAACATACCGGGAGGTGCTGACTGAGACAACTGCAGTGCAAGCTGTGCCATCATCATACGGTGTGCAGAGGAAGGAATATTAGGATCAGATACAGGAATAATATCAATCCTGCCATCAAAGTCATTACGATAGATATTAAGTGTACCGTTTGGAATATCTACCATTGATTCTTCAGGTAGATATTCATAGTTAATTCTACTTAGTAATTTAAATTCGTCATGTTGTGACTTGTGTAGTCGTTTGTGAATTGCACTAAAGAATTTGCTGCTTGCTTCCAACAGTGCCATTGTTGTGCCAACAGGACCGTAACTTGCTGCATCTGAAATAACCTGTTCGGTTGTGTCGGCAAACTTCTGTGCAGTAGCAGTAACAAAGTTAAGCATCTGAAACAAAGTCTGTGAAGGTTCTTTGTATGGCAGATTGATGATCATCTTGGACAGATCATTACCTGTAGCTTCAACTTCTCTAAACTCACCGGGAGCAATAGGATCATTGTCACCTACAATACGTAAACCCTTCGCCTTAAAGCCGCCGGGTAGGTTTGCAAACTGACCTGCATCAACCAAGCTACGCATTGCTGCAGTTGCAGTCATGGTAAGATTACCAAGGAAATGAATCAATCCTAGACCATAAAAACCAAAACCGGGAACAAAACGATAATGAGTAAAGAAGATTTTCTTTTCTCTGCGTCGATCATCTTTATTATAATTTCTGCGAATAGACAAAACCTGACGGCTCTGTTCTTCAATGGTAACAATATAGGGAAGAGACAATCCATCCTTATCCTCGTAACCTTCAATATCAAGATAGCAGTGCTGCTCAAGAAGAACGTACTGTGGATCGTGACTACCAGAAGGAGACAGACCCATAATTGTATCCATCTTCTGACTGATAGGAGCAAACTCTGGTGTACTTGCTTCAGGTAGGTCTATGTCTGCGTACATTCCTGCTGCCATGTCTCGCTGCATCTCTACTGGTGAGCGATAGATAACATGCGTGTATCGATCTGCTCTGCGTAGATCGGTAGCATAGTAAGACACATAGAACTGGTCAATAGGAACAAACTCTGATACAGGTCGGTTTAAACTGCTGTCAAAGTAAATCTTTTTAAATGCTGATCCAATAAGCGGCAGGTGAAAGAGCATACGCTCAAACTCGTCAAAGTACTCAGGCATTTGTTCAGTGATCTGATAGTTCATAAAGTCTTTGACTCTATGGCTTTGCTTTTCTTTTTCTTCTGATACTTCACCAATGATCTGGGACTTTACTGGTCCACTGGCAGGAAACAATTCCTGTGTTGCCTTTGACTGAAACTTAACTGCTGACTCAATAAGGATTGGATGAACTGCAGTACATGCACCTTCAAATGGTTCTGATGTTTCTTCCAGCTTTAGACCTAACAGATCAAAGCCACGTTCAAACATACTTTCCCATTCTGCTCGACTGTCCTTGTCTGCAGTAAAGTTGTCATGTACTTGAATGGCAATGTCTTCAAGAGTTTCTTCGTCCAGATCGTCTACCAAGTTTCTAAAAAACTCTTCGTCCTTTTCCTCGATCTGTTCGTCAGACAAGCCTTCATCTAAATTACTCTTAAACTCTACTACAATACCACCATCACTAGGATCGTATTCCATGCTTGCATTTGAATCTTCACTCTCAGTTTGAATCTCTACGACTGAAAGTTCTACTGAAGGAATAGGATCAAAAGGATTGCGTTCAGTTGCCATGTTTTATATTGCCTTTGCTGTATAGTTGTAAGGATTACGTTCTACCACAGAACCACCTTTCTTATATCCCATCCAATTACGCATTTGTTTTAAAGTGGGATTTTTAAAAGTTTTTTGTTCTACCTTGGTTTTTGTTCCGCCTAAAGGGGTATAAGCAATAATCCTATCATCTTCTACTTTATATGTAAAGTCTTTGTTTTTACTGTCTGCTCGTAATAAACTATAACCATGGTCTTCTAAAAATTGTATTTGTTTTTTAAAATTTAATCTACTACTTAGATTAACATCAGGATAATCTCTCGTAGTCTCCTCTTTATT